TCAGATGGCGCCGAATTTAGGTTCAAAGTACAGCCCGCCGGCGCACATGCTTCCTGCAGGTTCGGATCAGTGGCAGTGGTCTTACACTAAACAAGAATGGCAACCCAACTACCGTTCCGGTGGTGGGAATTTCCGTAAAAACTTTTAAATCAGAAAGGAGGTCCTATGGCATTCCGCAGAAGAAGGCGGTTTCGCAGGCGGTTTCCGCGTCGTCGGCGATTTTCACGTCGAAGAAGGCGTTCAGTTCGTCCACTTAGAATTGGATTCAGGATGTAGCGATGGTCTGTAAAAAACCATTTTTATATCAAAATCTGACGCCGGTTGGTTGTGGACAATGTATGCCGTGTCGAATCAACCGGCGTCGTCTTTGGGCTCATAGAATCCTACTTGAATCTTGCAAACATTCTTCATCTAGTTTTATAACCCTTACTTATGAAGAAAAAACACTCAATTCCAATTGCAGATTTATCAACGGCCAGTACTCACTCAATCCAAGAGATGCGCAAGAGTTTTTCAAAAAACTCAGAAGACGACTTGAGCCGCGTCGCATACGCTATTTCTTGTGTGGCGAGTACGGAGAGAGAAATCATCGACCTCACTATCACGCCGCTCTGTTTGGGGCTGGAACCGAAGATGAGAAAATTATTAGAGATGCGTGGGGGCTCGGCTTTGTCTTCGTTGGGACTCTTACGCAAGACTCTGCTCAATATATCGCAGGATATGTCACGAAAAAACTTACGAACCCGGAAGATGAAAGGACGAAAGAAAAATTAAATGGGAGACACCCAGAGTTTGCGAGAATGTCTAATCGGCCAGGGATTGGGGCTACTGCCATGGAGGATGTGGCAGCGGCAATTCAGAATGAGTCGCTTGGCGGCTTACACTTTATTCAAGAAACAAGGGATGTGCCGACACACCTTAATAGTGGAAAGACGAAGATTTTTCTTGGGCGATACCTCAAAAACAAACTGCGTAAAAAAGTGGGCAACTTGGAGGTAATGAAACTTGAAGCAGCGGAAAAACTCACGGAAGAGATGCTTGCATTGCGAAAAACAGCGAGGGAGGATGTTAAAAACAAAAAAAAGACTTGGCGGCAAATTATTAAAGAGAAAAATGAAAAAAAAGTCATAGAATTTGAACAACGATTTTCAATTAAAAACCAGAGGAGCAGGAACCTTTGAAACGGTCTAAATTTTCGCTGTCGTATTATAACCTACTATCAATGAATCAAGGCAGCCTCGTGCCGATCGGGCTTACTGAGGTACTTCCGGGGGATTCGATTCAACACTCGACTTCAGCTCTCATTCGGGTTGCGCCACTACTCGCTCCCGTAATGCACCCTACTCATGTATCTATTCATCACTGGTTCGTTCCTCATCGGCTTGTGTGGAACGACTGGGAAAATTTCATCACGGGTGGTCCGGACGGTAATAACAATTCAACGTTTCCTACTATCGACACTGGGTCGGGTTTCGCGGTTGGGTCTCTGGGTGACTACCTTGGGATTCCTACGGGCGTAGGTTCAGAAGCAGTTTCGGCACTTCCTTTTCGTGGGTACTCACTCATTTGGAATGAATGGTATCGGGATCAAGACCTTCAGACAGCTTTAACGATTGATCTTACGGACGGGACAGACACGACAACAAACAAAGACCTTCAGACAGTGGCCTGGGAAAAAGACTATTTTACGACTTCACGTCTTCAACCTCAAAAAGGCCCAGCCGTCACACTCCCACTTGGCACTTCTGCTCCAGTGACAGGGATCGGTAAAAGTAATCAAACATGGTCAGGGGCAGCTAACGTCTATGAAACAGATGGATCAGGAACAACGGCTTATGCAGACTCTTCAACAATCGACAACAGCTCATCCAACACGGTTTGGGTTGTAGAGGAAGACCCAAACAATGCAGGATACCCAAACATCAGGGCAGATCTATCTAATGCAACAGCTGCAACAATCAACGACCTTCGGGAAGCTTTGGCTATCCAACGTTACGAAGAACACCGCGCCCGCTACGGCTCTCGATATACTGAATATCTTAGGTACCTTGGAGTGCGCTCTTCTGATGCTCGCTTGCAGAGACCCGAATATCTTGGCGGCGGTAAACAAACTATCCAGTTCTCTGAGGTCCTGCAAACTGGAGTCACAACAGACGGTGACGACACTGACGGTGTGGGAAATCTTAAGGGTCACGGGATCGGGGCTATTAGATCTAATCGATACCGTCGATTCTTCGAAGAACACGGATACGTCTTCACGCTGATGTTCGTTCGTCCTAAAACGGTTTACGCAAACGGACTGGCTCGCCACTGGAATCGTAGGACAAAGCTAGACTTCTTCCAAAAAGAACTCCAACACATTGGACAACAAGAAGTTAAATACAAAGAGCTCTATCTAGCTCACAACACGCCAGAACTTACGTTCGGTTATCAAGACCGTTACGACGAGTATCGGCGGAACGAATCACGGATCTCAGGTGAATTTCGTACTACTCTTAATTACTGGCACTATGCTCGTATTTTTGGATCCGATCCGGCTCTTAATGCTGACTTCATTGAATGCGTTCCATCCGAGGAACCGTATGCTTCAAGCTCTACGGATCAACTCTATGTGATGGCTTCTCACTCAATGCAGGCTCGGCGTATCGTTGCTAAACAGGGTACTTCGTACATTTACTAAAGGGGGTTCTATGAAAAACATTCTTAAAAAAATTCGGCGGTTCGGGCGCCACAACGAAAAAGGGGAGGAGATTTTAGATCCGACCCCAATGGCGCTTACGGTTGGCTTTACTCGGCCCTTAACTCTAGAGGAACGGATCGCGTCAATGGTTCGCGGAGAGATGTCTTTAGCGTCTCAAAAAGCGGGCTTTGAAACGTTCGAGGATGCAAACGACTTTGATGTCGATGATGAATCATTCGACCCGTCAACACCTTACGAAGAAAAATACTACGGTCAATTCGAAAAAGAGGTGGAAATCGAATCTCGTCACTATGAATCTCGTGACGGACAGCGTTATCGCAAAAAACAGAAAGCCCCCCCTCGCCAGCCAGATAAGCGAGATATGGTGGAGGAGCAACCAAACGACAAGAAGCGTCAAACCGAAAAAAATTTGAACGCCGACGCATAGCGTCGGCGTCTCGCACAGTACACTCTACTTGATGTGTACTGTGCTAGGTGACACCGCCGCAATGCACAAGGAGCCAGGATGGCCAGACGCTCTCGTCACCGAAGGCGCGATAACAATTCTATCGCTAAGCGGAGCTTGCCCTTCGGATCTCAATACATCCTGTCTCCTTTTGATCGAGCGCGTCAGCTCGAAATGTTCGATCGGTATGTTTCGAGACCGGTCGAAGATAGACGGCAGTGGCACCCAGAGGGCGAGAATCGCCCGATACTTCAAAAATCAGGCAGGCCGGCGAGGCATAGGCCAAAAAGTCGGCAATCGACGACTAATAGGGCTTTAAACATCTTTGGGTGGAAACCAGAGATCCCGACGTTCAGTAATCCCAGTAGCGTATCTATTTGTGAGAAGCGCAGCATCAGAGAACAAGTGATGCATGCGTTAAAGAAAACAGGAAAAATCGGACAGCGGAGGCCCCGCAGGAACTGGACCTCCGCTATCTCTTGCAGAAAGAAGAAATAGTCTATGCCATGGCCAATCTTAGCGAGTCTAGCAGGGAGTGCAATTGGTGGTGTTTTAGATGCAAACGCTCAATCGGCTGCAGCTGAACAAAATGCACAGCAAGCGCATCATGATCGGGTAATGCAAACAGCCTTCGCCAAAGAAGGCATACGGTGGCGTGTAGAGGATGCGAAAGCAGCAGGGCTTCATCCGCTAGCAGCATTAGGTGCGAATCTTTCTTCGCCGTCTCCAACAGCAGTGGGCGTGGAACCGCGTTCAGCGATGGGTCATATGGCCCGCAACATGGGTCAAGACATCAGTAGAGCGATTCAAGCGACACGAACAGAAACAGAACGTGAAACGGCGAAGCTACAACTGGCAGGACTACGGGCTCAAGTAGATGGCAACGTCTTGGATAATCAAATTCGTGCAGCTCAGTTAGCAAAATTAAACTCGGCAGGTCCGGCTTTTCCCGGTTCAGACACTGATAACTTTATACCAGGTCAAGGCACACAATCAGGGCTAGTGAAAAATAAACCACTAGAGAGGGTGTATTCAGCTCCAGGACGGCCAGCCCAAGAAGCGGGTTGGCGGCCAGACGTTGCTTATGCGCGGACAGATACAGGCTTAGTGCCGGTAATTCCCGAATCTCTTTCTGAGTCAATGGAAGATGATGTGGTTGGCAAACTGATGTGGCGTATGCGCAATCAGATGGCGCCGAATTTAGGTTCAAAGTACAGCCCGCCGGCGCACATGCTTCCTGCAGGTTCGGATCAGTGGCAGTGGTCTTACACTAAACAAGAATGGCAACCCAACTACCGTTCCGGT